ACAAGATGGGCGAGACCAAGAAGGTCGGCACGAAGCTCGGCGACAGCATGGCGCTCACCGTGTATCTGCACGTTCTGCGCATGTTCGCCAACGCCTGGAACACCGACGGCCGCCACAACGGCGGCGACGGCGTGAGCTGGGCCAACGCTGCGCACCCTGTCGCCTCGCTCGGCTCGCAGGGCCGCCGCTTCGAGGCGGACACGGACGCCGGCACGTACTCCAACATCTCCACGGACGCCTTCTCCGTTTCCGCTATCACCGCGGCGCAGGCGCGCGCCAACGGCTTCGAGACGCCGGACGGCCTGCCGTTCCTGTGCGACTTCGACACCGTTCTCATCTCCCCCGAGCTGGAGGAGAAGGCGAAGAAGATGTTCGGCGAGAACTCCCGCCTGATGCCGATGCAGAATCCGGACGACAACACCAATGCCGCGAACCCCGTGTACGGTATGCGCTACATCGTCATGGGCGGCGGCGCGGACGGCTTCAAGGGCAAGCAGTGGGCCGTGTGCGACAGACGGCTGATGAAGGAGATCGTGAACATCGTCTACAACACGCGCCCGACCGTCATGCAGACGCAGCAGGACAATCCGCTGGTGGATCTGTACACCGCGTATGCCGACTTCGGCGTGGGCTGGGGCGACGCGCGGCAGATCATCTTCGGCGATCCGGGCTGACGCTTCAAACAAACCATCGACGGGCTTTGCGAACCCCTCCGTCAGCCTCCGGCTGACACCTCCCCTGTTAGGGGAGGCAGGGGGGCGCGGGAGCGTGTGAGGGAGAAAGGAAACGAATATGATGAAAATTGACCGCGTGCTCGCCGTTTCGGCGGGCACGAAGGAGACGAAGGTGGACTGCCACTGTCAGACCGTCGTTGTATCCAACAACAGCGCGAATGTAGCTTACATCGCGCCGTATGACCCGAACAAGGCGCTGACAGCCGCGGCGGGCTTCCCCATTCCGGCCAACACGGTGCTGCAGGTGCCGTTCGCTGCCGGAGAGCTGGCGGTCGTAGCCTCGGCGGCATCCACGGACGTGCGCTTTTTGCTGCTGGACTGAAAGGAGAAACGGTATGGATAACTTCTGGAAGGCCATTGTGACCGCGGCAGCCGCGGCGCTGATGGCGTACTTCAAGCAGCTCGTTGTTCCGGTGGCGGTGCTCATCGCGGTGATGATCTGCGATTACGTCACCGGCATGACGGCGGCGTGGATGAACAAGGAGCTTTCAAGCCGCAAGGGAATTCAGGGCGTGATCAAGAAGGTTTTCTACCTGATGATCGTCGCCGTGGGTATGGGGGTTGACTACCTCATCACGATGCTCGGCGGCAAGCTCGGCGTACAGCTCGATGTGAATTTCGTTGTAGGTCTGCTGGTGATCGTGTGGCTTATTATTAACGAACTCATCTCCATTCTGGAGAACAGCGGGAAGATCGGCGTGCCTATGCCGGACTTCCTCATGAAGCTGCTGGACCGCCTGAAGCAGACCACCGAGAAAAAGGCGGAGGTCGAGGAAGCTCCGCCGGATAACTGATTATGTGAGGGAAACAGGGCGGGGTGACTCGCCCTGTTTTCGGTAAAAAAAGACGACAATCCCTCAGTCAGCCTTGCGGCTGACAGCTCCCTTTGCACAAGGGAGCCTTTGAGCGGTAAGGAGGAAACGATATGACGCTCGGAGAAGCGAAAAACAAGGTATACATGCTCCTCGACGAGCACAGCGCGGGCGGAGAAATCGAGCACGACGAGGACATCGAAAAGAAAATGACCGCCTTTTTCGACACCGCGCAGAAAACGCTCGCGCAGATCCGGCGCATCGTGCGCGAATACGCGCTGCCGCTTGCCATGGGCAAGACCGTGTACGAAATGCCGCCGGACTTTTCGGCGCTGTACCGCGTCTGGGCGGACGGACGCATCACGAGAGCGCTCCGCTGGCGCACCGGAAAGCTCCTTGTGCCGGAGGGGTACGCTGCGGAGATCGTTGTGGAGTATTTCGCCGTGCCGAATACGATCCCGCAGGACGCGCCCGACAGCTGCAAGTTCGAGATCGACGCGGAGGCGTGCGAGTGCATGCCGTATTATGTGGCGGCGCAGCAGCTCCTCCCCGATCTCGTGATGGACTACGGGGCGATGCTGCAGATGTACAACTATCAGGTGTCGCTTCTCAGGACGACGCAGCCGGGCGAGAACCGGCGCATCGCGCAGAGCCTTTTCCGGGGGTAAGCCATGGCGAAGAAAACAGGGGTAAGCATCCGGCAGAGCGTTTACAAGACGTTCCGCGGCGCGGACTTTTCCACAGACCCCTCTCTCGTGGACTATTCCCGCAGCCCGCTTTGCACGAACATCGTGGCGGACGGCGGCGGGATGCCGCAGAAGCGGCTCGGCTGGCGGAAGCTCTGGCAGAAGGACAAGCCGGTTTACGGCCTATTTGCCGGAAGGTTCGACGGCGCGGAAAAGAAGCTCGCGCACATCGGCACGGCGCTCTATGCATGGGATGATGAGACGGCGCCGACGGAGATACTCACAGGGCTGCCGGAGAGGCGCTCACGCGCCGCGTATCTGGCCGGGAAGCTCTGGATAGTAACAGGGGCCGGTTTCTACGTATACGATGGCACAGCGGCGCACAGAGCCTCACAGAATGCTTACATTCCGACGACCGTTATTACGCGCAGCCCAACAGGCGGCGGGCAGAGCTATGAGAACGTCAATATGCTGACGCCGTACCGGAAGAACGCTTTTCAGACAGACGGCACGGCGACGGACTTTCAGCTTGACGGAGACATCGACGCGACCGGCACGGTGCGCGCATGGGTGTTCGGCGAGGAAACGACGGCGTTCACGCTCGACCGCGAGAAGGGCATCATAAAGATGACCACGGCTCCGGCAAAGCCGACGGCCGGCTCGGAGGACGGGCTGGTGGTGGAGTTCCCGCACACGGTGGCGGGATACACCGACCGCATTGACAAGTGCACGATCATCACGACCTACGGCATCGGGACGAACGACCGCGCGGTGCTGAGCGGGAACGAGGAGCTCCCAAACGTGGACTGGACGAGCGGGATGAACGATCCGACGTACTTCCCCGATCTGCTCTACAACGAGGTCGGGAGCGAGGCTACGGCGATCCTCGGGTACTGCCGTCTCGGAAGGTCGCTCGGCATCGTGAAGGAGGACAACGGGCAGGACAGCACGATCTATCTCCGCACCGCAGAATTGCAGGACAGCGAGATCGCGCAGCCGCAGCAGCAGGCCGTGGCGGGCGTCGGCTCCATCGCGCCGGGGAGCTTCGCCTCTCTGCTGGACGATCCGCTGTTCCTATCCCGCAACGGGGTTATGGCCGTAGCGACGAACAGCTACACAAGCGAGAAGATCACGCAGGGCCGCAGCTTCTATGTGAACAACAAGCTCAACGACGAACCGGAGCGGGAAAAGGCCGAGGCGGTGATATGGAACGGCATGTATATGCTTGCGCTACCGAACGGCCACGTCTACGCGCTGGACGGGCGGCAGAACAAGACATACCGGAGCGCGGCGCTCGGCGACTATGTGTATGAGGGATACTATTTCGAAAACATCCCGGCCTCCTGCTGGCTAAACCGGCGAGCGGGCGCGGAGGAATCGCTGTACTTCGGCACGGCGGACGGGAGGATCTGCAAGCTCAACACGGACATCGAGGACATGAGCCGCTACAGCGACGACGGCGCGGCCATCTCCGCGGTGTGGGCGACGAAGTACGACGATGACGGCACGCCCGCTGTGCTCAAGACGCTTTTAAAGCGCGGCTGCTGCGTGACGATCAAGCCGTATGCGCGCTCGAGCGCCGAGGTGTACATCCGCGCCGACCGCACCGGCGGGCACGAGAAGAAGGTAGCCGGAAAGCCGATGGACATTCTGGACTTTTCCGACATCGACTTTGAGCGCATCACGTTCAACACGGACGAGAGCCCGCAGGAGATCTTCCTCAACCGCAAGGTGAAGAATTATAAGAGATTGCAGATCATCGTCCGGAACCAGGAGCCGAACGAGGGCTTCGGCATATTCCAGATCACAAAGCATTATGTGACGGGCAATTACGCGAAGAGGTGAAGACATGAGCATACAGGAACAGAAGATCACGGAAGCCGCCATCGCCGCGAACGGCGTGCAGAGCCGGCCCGACAAGCTGACCGGCACGGCGGCGCAGAACAAGAAGGTATTCGACGCGCTCGTGACGGCGGTGGTGCGGGAAAAATTCAACGCCCTGCTCGACGAGCTGACCGGCACGACTGCCGCAGCGCAGCTCGGTATCACGACGATCCCCGGCTTTTCGGCGGGGAACGTACAGACGGCGCTTGAGCAGATCGTACAGGCGATGCAGGACGTGACGCAGGGCAGCGTTACGGACGGGAGCATCACGCTGGCAAAGCTCGCCGCGGAGGTGACGGCTGTCGCTCTCGGCGGCGCGGCGGCGAGCCATACGCATGGCGCGGGAGATATAAATTCCGGCGTTCTGGACGCGGCGCGCCTCCCGGTGCTGGACGGCACGAAGCTCGGCGCGGGAAGCGTCGGCACGGCGCAGCTCGGCGCGGCGGTGGTGACATCGGAAAAACTCGCGGCGCTCTCGGTGCTCGCAACGCACATCGCGCAGGGCGCGGTAACGGCGCAGAAGATCGCGCAGGGCGCGGTGACGGCGGAGAAGATCGCGGACAAGACGGTCGGCGTCGCCCAGCTGACGAACGACGCGCGCTTCGGCACCGAGCTCGCGATTAGCACGCCCGGCTCAACGCCCGATCTCGCGTGGGGAAACGCCCTCGTCTGGGTGTGGGGAACGTCCATGACGATCAAGCTGACCGCGGAGGTCTCGGCGCTGCTGCCGCCGAACTGGCAGACGCGGCTTTTTGCAAACGACCCGTTCACCTTCGAGTGGGAGGGCATCGGAACGCCGGTCAACGTCGCCAAGGGGCAGACGGAGAGCGCGACCGGCTCCATCGCCGTGCCGGCAAAAAAATACATCGACCTCAAGAAAATCAGCGACAGCATCTGGATCATCTCCGGAACATACGCCGAGCGAATGATCTACACCGGGACGAGCGAAACGCCGCCTGCCGGGTGGCAGCCGGGCGACATATACCTACGGTATTCTGTGTGAGGTGATCTGAATGGGAACGTTCAGCACTGTAGCGCCGACAAACGTCGTCGGGTGGAGCGCGGAAGTATCCGGCGAATGGGTCAACATGTACAACCAAGGAAAGTACGGTTACTCCTATAAGTCGCAATGCGCCGTGACCCGCCTTTCCGACAACTCCATATGCGTCCGTATCAAGATGTGGTCCAAGGCGATCATGAGCTGGGGACCGGCGAACAAAGCAGCGTATGGCCCGTGGGGCAACAATGGCACGGAAAACGAGTTCGGCCCGTTAGAATCATACAACTACGGCAGTGATGCTTATGTGGCGGCAACGTATTACTACACGCTTCCGGCGTCCTATAGGGGTGAGACGGTAACTGCCGGAATGACCAGCGGGCACAGACCGACTTCGGCGAACAGCCCGGTCACTCTTACCGTACCGGAGCCGGTCGGCGATGTTCTGTATTTGAACGTGAACGGCGCGGCAAAACAAGTGACGCGCGTTCTGCTGAATGTCAACGGAACGGCACAAGAAGCCCTTGTCAAAGCCAATCCATATGGAGGAGAGAAATAGTGCTCACAGTGGATAAGGACAACACCCTCCACCCGACGCGCGGCGACACCGTAACAAAGACGAACTACACACCAACAATGGAGGTAACGTAATGACAGAAAAAGAACTTCGACAGAAAGTCGTGTCCACCGCCGAAGCATGGCTGGGGACGCGCGAGTACAGCGCCAAGCATCAGGAGATGCTGGACATCTACAACGCCCAGCGCCCGCTTCCCAGAGGCACGCGGATGCTCGCCTCTTGGCCGTGGTGCGCGGCGTTCGTGTCCACCGTGTCCCTCCAGTGCGGGCTGCGCGACATCATGCCGACCGAGTGCGGATGCCCGGGCATGGTGCGTCTTTATCAGGAGATTGGCCGCTGGGCGGAGGATGACGCCTATATCCCGTCTCCGGGTGACGTGATCTTTTACGACTGGCAGGATACGGGGTACGGCGACAATGCCGGACAGCCCGACCACGTCGGCATCGTGACTGCCTGCGACGGTCAGACGATGACCATCATCGAGGGCAACTGCGACAACGCCGTCAAAACGCGCAATCTTGCCGTGAACGCCCGCTTCATCCGAGGTTACGGCGTTCCCGACTTTGCGAGCAAAGCCGACGACGCAGAGCCGCAGCCTGAACCGGCACCGGCACCGACGCCGCAGCCTGAACCGGAGAAGCCCGAGGAGACGACGGTTGACCCGTTCATCACCAAAACGGCCCGCGAGGTCATCAACGGGAAGTGGGGAAACGGGCAGGCTCGCAAAGACGCGCTCGCCGCATGGTTCATTAAAGCCGTGCAGGACGAGGTGAACCGTATCTTGGGGGTATAACATGCGAAAAAAGAAGATGCAGAGCAATGAGCGGGTGATCGTCGGGTACGACTACTCCACCCGCGAGATGCGCGAGGAGACGGCGGACGCGCTGTTCCGCCGGGCGAAGAACGCCCGCACCGCCGTGGAGAT